AGCAAAAGCAAAAGCAGTAAGAAAAAAAGGAAACTGCCACAACGTGGTGGAATAGGCATATTCGGAGACATGACTTCAAATGCAGTAAAGTTCTCGAATAGTTTAACCGGATCATTTACCGGGAATAATGCGGTAAGCGAACAACCAGCAGGAAAGTTATTTTCGAACAACGGAAATGCTTATGTCGTATAATAATATAGACCCCCAAAAAATGAAAATGCAGCCTTTTGATTTATGTCCTCCCGCGAAATTATATTTAGTCATTTCCGTCATTTCTCTTTTTTTCTTGTCGACGCAAAATATCGGATCTGGCTCAACNTACTGTGTAGGTAATTATAGCTGTGACATGCCCAACAAAGGCATTGTCTTCATCGTAAAAGTGTTGTACATTGTGTTTTGGACGTGGTTGTTGAATTTAATCTGTAAGGCTGGCGTTCCTGCAGTCTCATGGGTGTTAGTTTTATTCCCTTTTATTTTGATGTTTATTCTCATTGCCGCCTTTCTGTTGGCGAATGGCCGTGCGGGGAGCGTCGCATACTGATAAAAAGTGATTGCAAAATTGATATAAATAGAGTATAACGTTTTAATATAATTAAACACTATATAAAATCATGATACCCGTATTGGTGAATGATTTCGAGGACGAGCAAGGGTTGCACTTCGTAATCAAAGATATTCCGCTCGCAGTCGCAAACGCCATACGTCGTACAATCTTATCCGACATTCCGACTCTGGTGATTCGCACCGAAAACAGTAAAATCAACCAATGCACGGTTCTGGCCAATACCTCGAGATTCCATAACGAAATCGTGAAACAACGACTGAGTTGTATTCCGATTCATTCGAAGGAATTAGAGACATTTCCAGAGAAATACCGATTGATCGTCCAGGTGAAGAACGACAGCGTGCATGAATTGAGATGGGTGACGACGAAAGATTTCAAAATCCAGGATAAAACCACTGAACAATTCATGGACGAGACGGAAGTGTCCAAACTATTTCCGGTAGATTCTCTGTCGAACCAACCGATCGATTTTCTGAGATTACGTCCAGGAATCGGATCTACGGTGCAAGGCGAACAGATACATCTCGTCGCCGATTTTTCCGTATCCAACGCCAAAGAGAATGGGATGTTCAATGTAGTAAGTAAATGTGCATTCAGCAATGTCGTGGATGTAGATGTACGGGAAAAAGTATGGTCGGTTCAGTTGCAAACGTTGAAAGATGAGAACCGAACGGCAGAGGAAATCGAGTTCGAACGAAAGAATTATATGAATCTGGACGCATATCGATGTTTCAAGACGGATGAGCACGGAGAACCAAACGAGTTCGACTTTCTCGTGAAAACGGTGGGGATATATACGAACTACGAGATATTGTTTCTCGCGTGCGAAATCGTCGAGAAACGGTTTCATCAATTCGTACATGAAGTCCAATCCCAAGTCGTTCCGATCCACGAAAGTAAAGATTCTCCGGATCTGGGATATACGACGGTGACGGTTTCGTCTATTGAAAATTCATTCGACGTGATATTGGAAGGAGAAGATTATACTTTCGGGTACTTGCTTGAACACTATTTACACGCCATGTTTTATTCGGACGACTCGAATGAGGAGTTAGTATATATCGGATTCAAAAAATACCATCCGCATGATACCTTTAGTGTGATACGAATGGCCTTTCAGAACCCCACGACGGCGGCATTGTTAGCGAAACAATATTTGATTCAGGCGTCGACGGAAATAGCGAAAGTCATGCAAACATTGAAAGAAAAAGCGAGACGGTAGTGAAGTCAAGTGGAATAAAAAATCGTAAAATTGAATTGCTTTTGTTTTTTCCAGTCTGTTATAAATAGTCAAGAACAAGAACAAGAGAGAATGATGGATCAACTTTTCCAGGCAATGATGGATCAACTTTTCAGAGCGTTACCGAGAGACTTGCAATGGGAAATTCTTTCCGAATTTGTAGGTTCGCACTCGGTGCGTAATGGGAAATTAATAAGAAAGGTAATATTTGATGAAAGACATCAAATGTTACAAAAGATTCCTCGCGTCCAGATGTCAAAGAAGTGGTATCCTCCAGAGGTAGCGGATATGTTTCCAAATTCGTACGTGGAGTTTTCAAATGGGACACAACTGTTTTTCACAACGCATCCAGAGTACGGGATAGGGTTAAATGGATATTTGTTCATCTCTAATACAATCCGGAGTGACATACCAGAGAGCATGAACGTCAAAAAGGAATATTGGGTAACACAAAGCCGCCGGTGGCATACACTGGATCCGTTTGAAAAACACTTCTATCCGTCGTACCCCGACACGGACAAGAAGAAGAAAACCCGATCCCCGTTTCGATTCTATTGAATCTATTCTATTTAAGTAGTTTTTGATAATATATTAACAAAATTGAAGTAAATGTATTTTTTGTGTATCATACAACAACCCAATACAAGAAAATATGGACAGAAAACTGAATAAACTGATTGCCGATTATGTCGGGGATTTCAAGAAACAGATAAAACAAAAGGCAATTGAATTGAATTTCGAAGAGGTTGAGAAAATAGAAGGATTAGTCGAGTTTATCTATCATTTCGACAGACTCATTTTGTCGAAAGAAGATGTATCGAAACGAAAACGAATCAAGAATTCCATTCCATGTACCAATCGGTGCAATGCAAAACGAGCGAATGGCGAACAATGTACGCGAAAACAAAAAGAAAATTGTATCTTTTGTGGCACGCATGTGAAAGGAACACCTCACGGAGTAGTGAATTCAGTGACGGACGACGCGGCAAATAATATCATTGTCTCTGAAGTATTCGCGCAGGAGATTGGCGGAATTGTCTATTATCTCGATAAACATAACAACGTATTTCATACAGAGGATGTATTGAAAGGAATCGAAAACCCCAAAGTGATTGCGACATATACAAATAAGAACGGAGAGTACCACATTCCATCTTTAGGTATTTAATTTATTCGTCGATTTTCCGGGTAATGACTTCTTTTTCAGTCACTTTTCTACCATCGAATATGAACTGATTCAAATGTTTGGCTTGTTCCGTTCCCAAATTCGGATGTTTCGACAAGATTTTGATAAGCGTTTTTTGGGTCAATGGCTCTCGATGCGATTCTTTTTTATAGCGAATCTGTCCGTCTTTTAGATCAAAGTTATCGATTTCATTCGCTTTCATCACGGCAATCATTTGCGCATTCTGGATTTTCTTTTCCGCTCGGAGCTCTTTTGCTTTTTTAGCAAGTGCGCGTATTTGATTGTCTAAAGTAACCCAGTTTTTTACAATATCTACTAATGCTTGTTTGTTTTCCATGAAAGATTTTCTAATCTATACTATTTAGATCATTTATATTTAATAAATTATATACAATATATTATAATGATATTTTCAAACAAACGGTCATANATACCTACTGGTAATAATGCAAGATCTCAAATGATGAGTTATACTTCCACGCAAAAACCGAAAGNTTCTCTCATGCCACTTCTGAATGTACCGAAACACATTCCGACAAATGTGGCAGTTGTGCGATCCACGACCTATGTGGAAAAAGTAGAGATCCAGAACGAATCGAAAAAAATCAAATGGGGAGAGCCGTTTTGGAATTTATTCCATGTCTTGGCGGAGAAAGTAAAAGAATCGGAGTTCCAGANAATTCGCGTCGATTTCCTCAATTTCATCTATTTGATCTGCTCGAATTTACCTTGTCCGGACTGTACCACCCATGCCGTGCATTATTTAAACGGCATCAACTTTAATGCGATCACGACAAAAGAAGAACTGAAAACCATGTTATTCAACTTTCATAATAGTGTGAATGCACGCAAAGGATACCCTTTATTCCCAAGATGCGAATTGGAAAATAAATACAGGAGTGGCAACACGAGTTTGATAATAGACACCTTCTTGTTACATTTCAAATCGCGGCCGTATTCGGTGCGGCTTTTTACAGATACGTTACATCGGGAGCGAGTGTTGAAGAATATTATCACGTGGTTTGAGAAAAATATTACCTGTTTTATTTAAGTCGAGGAGGTGGTGGTGACCTCTATCCCATTCACAAAATTTCTACAAACAAATCGTTGATTGGTTGGACGCGAACATCTCTCGCGATTAGAACCGACGCTATAATATTGTAATCCCCTCAACTTGGTCGAGTCAATGATGGCGGACCAGGCCACTCCCAATCCGCCTCCTATAATCACCGCAATCATAGAATTGGAAACCGGGAAACAATTTTTCGAAATATTCCAGTAGGCTTCTGCTAAAATCAAGATGGGAAAGAAAATAAGAACCGGAATGTTATCTATTGCTAAATTATATTTTCCGATGGGAAACACCAAATAAAAGAAGGTGAATGCGTAGATGACTAATGACATCGGAGTTTGATCCGAGAGAATTCCATTGATAGTGAAAGACGAACAAACCGGCGCTTTATTTGATTCGGCGACTTCACCCATGGCTGACACTGCAGCCAAACTCATGACACAGGAAAAAATAAGACCCACCAAATATACGAATCCTTTAATTTCGCTGTTGATGATCGAACCTAAAGTAAACAAGCATACAATCATAAACGGTGCCAACCGAAAAAATAAATATAATATTGAATTCAAGTTTAATTCCATTCTATTGTCTATATTATAATATAGTATATAAAATGTTATAAAAAATGTTAACCTAAAAACAGTATAAATATATATAGCGGATTAAGTTGTAGAATGGGGATTCCGAGTTTTTTCTCCTATATTATCCACGACCATTCAGGTGTTCTTTGTAAGCGGAAGAACTTAATGCAAAACAATGTAAAATTCAAACGACTCTATTTGGACTGTAATTCCATTTTATACGATTGCTTTCGTGAAATTCCACCAACAACATCCGAAACATCATTCGAAGCTATGTTATTGGAAAAAACCGGCAGACAAATAGAAAAGTACATATACGACATCCATCCGGACGAAACGGTATACATAGCATTCGACGGAGTCGCGCCCGTGGCCAAAATGGAACAACAAAGAACCAGAAGATATAAATCCTGGTTTGAGACATGTATTACCAATAATATCGAGCAGAAAAGTAGTAATGAAAACAGGTTTAGTACCAGTATGTTTACCCCCGGAACATCATTCATGAATCGTCTGTCTCAATTTATAAAACAAAAATTCCTGAATAAAGAGAGTAAATACAAGGTCAAACGAATCATTGTCGCCACCCCAGACGAACCAGGAGAAGGCGAACATAAATTATATACACATCTACGGCATAACCCAACCGATGAACCTTGTGCGATATATGGCTTAGATGCGGATTTGATGATGTTGTCTCTTTTCCATATATCTTATTGCGCAAACATGTATATTTTCCGCGAAGCTCCGCAATTCGCTCAAACCCTGTTGAAAAAAAACAAAGACAAAGAAGACGACATAGTCGCGATCGATGAACCTCTATTTATAGACGTCGCCAAGTTAGGAAGATCTATTTCCCACGAAATGCGATGCAGTGATCCAGATCCTCATCGTATGTACGACTATGTTTTTTTATGTTTCTTTTTAGGCAACGATTTTTTACCGCATTTTCCGAGCCTGAATATACGCACAAGTGGAATAACCGCATTGTTAGATACATATCGTGCGAATATGGGCATTAGAAAAGAATGTTTCCTGGTTACGAAAACAAACCCACCTCAAATCCAATGGCGAGAAGTCTCTCGACTTATTACCGAGTTGGCGAAAAACGAAAAGAATTATATTTGCCAGGAATATGCAGTAAGGAAAAAATGGGACAAAACCCCGCCGCAATTACAACCGAAAAACACAAATAAATTGAGGATGGATTTATTCCAAAATACTCCTGTTTTATACCGTCAAGAAGAACACTTTATAAACCCGCATGAAAAAGGATGGGAAGAAAGATATTACAACATCTTGTTTCCAAAAGACGAAGGAGAGGACCGAAAACAGAAAATCAAGAAAATATGTATGAATTATTTAGAAGGATTAGATTGGGTGTTTCATTATTACTTGCTCGGTGAAGTCGATTGGGAATGGAAATACAATTATCATTACCCGCCCCTGCTAAAAGACTTGGCCCCGATTTCGATGACGGTAAATTCAAATTCAAATTCGACTTCCAAGAAAATCACATATCCTGTATCCGCCCAAGCACAATTAGCGTATGTATTGCCTCCTATTTATCATCATTTATTGCCCGACGGATTCACGGAGAAATATAAAAAATACTACGACGGATATACGATCAATCACGATGGATTGCCGGTATTGGAATTCCAATGGGCGTTTTGCCGATATTTTTGGGAAAGTCATATTCATTTACCGTCCATTCCTTTAGACATTTTGAAGGAATGGAATGAATAAAAAAATCAAAACAACAGAAAATCGGTTTGATTGATAAGAGGCGGTTGCAGAAGACGATCGGTATGCCATTTTAAATGACTTTCTTTCGGTTCTAATAATTCCTCTTTCAGTTGCTGCGATTCGATCGGGTTCTTTGCTTTATCCAATATCGCGATCCAATCTTTCAAATAAGCGATTTCGTTTATATGATGTCGCACGTGGTTTGGGTCAGTGGTCGGGTTCCAGTCGGTGGTGAAATGCTCGAGGTAAAGAAATAAATAATAGTAGAGAAATAAGGTGGTTAATAATATAAAACAGCTCACATAATACTTAAATATAAGCTTCATTTGTATATAAGATAAATAAGTAAATAAATAAATGATAGAGAATAATCGGTTATCATTTATACTTTGGTCTGTATTGGCCGTGATGTGTATTGGGTTGATAGTTGCGAAATTACACAGCCCGTTTTGGTTTCATCAGCCAGTGTATCACATGTATGAAATCTACCCACGAATAAGTTGGTCAAGAGCACCATATCTAAAACGAACTCGTCCCCCGAAACAAGGCATATTTTGTAATCTGAACCAGGTACGAACAGAGAAGAACGAACGAATTCAGTTACAGCCTTTTGTAGATTTATTACAAGGCCATTACTTAGACAACGACACAAATCTATATCACCATACACTGAACACGATGAAACAAATCATGTATGATTATCCTTCGTCCAGTTACATTTCGGGATTTTTCGAAACGGAAAGGGAAGAGCCTACGTTTCATACACGCCTCAATACTAATGTAGTATATGGAATGATTACTTCTCGTCCAACGGGTATTTATTTCCTGTATTTCCCCGCGCAAAATAGGACGATTCACTACTTTGATTTCATTTGCGTCCATGAAAAATACAGTTCAAAGTCCATCTCTCGGAATTTGATCCAAACTCATATATATAACCATAGTATTCAAGATCCAACTTTTACAGGAGCGTATTTGTTCAAAAAGGAAATCGATTTGTGTAAAGGTGTGGTTCCGCTCGTACAATCCAGTACATATACATTCATGCTCACCGAGACTCCTCTGGCTCGGCTTCCTCCAAATTATTCTATAAAATGCCTGAATCATAAATCCAGCATCGATGTATGGAGAGTATTGTATGAACAGATGAAAACCCAGTTCGACATATGTGTTTTACCGGATTTCCCTGTCACGCTAGACTGGCTAACGAATGAGAGATATATCATCTATATCTCGGTGTACAAAGATAAAAAACAAGAGAGAATCCATGGATTATATATATTCGAGGATACGTATGTGTCATATGAACAAGACATTCCTTGTCCGTTTATGCTAAGATTGGCCGGTTCTATGGTGTTCAACGATGTTCCGCGTACGCATGACTTGTATTTTTTTCGCGGGTTTTTACATTCTCTCCACGCAATAAAGTTGGACAAGAAGAAATTCGGAGTACTGGAAATTCCCAATGTAAGCGACAATGATATGTTGCTTGAACGATGGCGGGAAAGATATGAGCTGCGAAATGAAACCGTTCTTGGGTATTACCTGTATAATATGGTGTATCCAAATATGCCTATTCTTCCGAACCGGCTCTTCGTTCTTACTTAAATTAACGAATATATTTCCCAGCCCGTGCAAAAGAATCTACTAAATAAATCATAAACACGCCCAATAGACCATATAATACAAATTCTTCCATGATATTTTGAGTAGGTTCTTTTTGTTGTTCTTCTAACAGACGGATCATATAGTTCAGTTTCTCCATTAATTGTGAATTATGAGGGGTGAGCAGTGGACTATTACTATTACCACTACTACTATTATTACTCGACAAACCTTTGTAATATGGCGTGGCTGCATAACTATCCGAGTAATTACTACCTCCATGACTTTTCAAAGAAGAAGAAGAAGAAGAAGAAGA